GCAACTGTAACTTTAACAGGAGTTCGCTCGACATTTGATGTCGGAGATGTTACAATAGAATCTAAATACGACGTAACTGGTGTCAGAGCCACGTTCGCGCAAGGATCTGTTACAGTAGTAGGTTCAGCTACAGTGACATTAGCAGGAGTAAGGGCTACCTTTGAAGTAGGAACGCCTAAATTTACAATATGGAACGGTGTGGATGACTCTAACACAGACATCTGGACAGTGGTACCAACAGGTTAAGGAAAAAAATGGCAGACTCAAATATAATTAAAGTAAATCTTCAGACTACTGGGTCTAATTCTGGTACTTGGGGTACAATAACAAACGAAAACTTACAAAAAGTAGAAGAAACATTAAAAGGATTTATTGCAGTACCTATTACAGGTGCAACGACTACCTTATCTAACCCTAGTGGTGGTAATGGTTCAGCTTCACAGACAGCAAAAATTACTCTTAAACTTACAGGTACCCTCGGTGCAACGACAACTGTAGAAACAGCGGCAAGTGTTGATAATTTTTATTTAATAGAAGACGCAACAACGAGAGCTGGTAATGCATTATTGTTTGGACCTAACGGTGGAACAAAAATTACGCTTGTAGAAGGTGCAAAACATTTAGTTTTTGTTGATGGAACAAGTAACGCAGCGTTTGATGTCTTCAGCGACATGGGCAATGTTAAAGCCAACGGCACATTAGAAGCAACAGGCAATGTCACGCTTAACGGTGGTGATCTTACCTTTAACGCAGCAGGCGCTAACAAAGATGCAACTTTTTCTGGCGTAACAGAAGCTAATTTATTTAAAGTAGATGCGAGTACAGACCGTGTAGGTATTGCAACTAACTCACCAGCTACAACTTTAGATGTAGCAGGCACGTTTAAAGCAACTGGCGCAATAACATTAGCTGGGATAACAACAACGGCAGCACTTAATGTAACAGACGCTGATTTTGTTTTTAATGATAATGGAGGAAGTCATGATGCTAGATTTGAAGGAGATAATGATACAGCTTTATTAATGATAGATGGTAGTGCAGACTTAGTAGCTATTGGATCAGCAACACCTTCTAATGGTAAACTAGAAGTTAATCAAAATAGTGCTACTGGTAATATTTCTTGTTTAAATTTAGATCAAGATGATGTTGATAAAGATTTTATTTATTTTGAAGGAACATCTGCTGGAGATAGTTCAAGAAGTTTATCTTCGTCAACAGCCACAGCAGCTAATAAAGTAGGAGCAATACGCGTAAGTATTAACGGCACGGATCGTTTTATTAGATTTTACGATTCTGCAGTATAGGAGCTAAATGACTCTTATAAAAGTACCAATAGCACCAGGAATAGACCAACAAGACACTGAGTATGGTGCTGAAGGTAAATGGTTCTTTGGTAAAAATGTTAGATTTAGATATGGTCTTCCAGAAAAAATAGGTGGTTTTACTACAGTTACAACAGAAACTTTAATAGGTGCAGCACGTGGTATTGTTGATTGGTTTGACCTTAGAGGTGAGCAATACTTAGCAACAGGAACTAATAAAAAATTATACGTTTATCAAAACGATGCATGGTATGATATTACACCAACACGCGCTACAGCGGTTGGCAACATTACAGGTTTTACAACTGTAAATAATTCTCCTACAGTAACCGTAACAGATGCAGCAAACGGAGCGATAGAAGGTGACTTTGTTACTATAACAAGTGTAAGTGGCGCTGTTAACGGTATACCAGCAGCTACACTACAAAATAAACAATACGAAATAATAGAAGTTGTATCTACATCACAATATAAAATTACTGCGACTGCTGATGCAACAAGTGCAGGTGCTTCTGCAGAAACAGCGACAGCAGCTTATGAGATTAATACTAACCCTGCAACATCTATAGCCGGTTACGGTTGGGGTGCAGGCACATGGGGATTATCTACATGGAATACAACACGCGCTGGTCTTGCAGCTCCTAACTCAGTACAGTTAGATTCAGGTAAATGGTCCTTGGACACTTGGGGAGAAGATTTATTAGCATGCCAGTTTAATGGTTCTCTTTATTATTGGGACACATCAGCTAGTTCTGGCACACCTGTGGCAGCAACTATACTATCTAATGCACCAACACAGAACAGATTTTCTCTTGTATCAGGAACGGACAGACACGTTATATGTTTTGGAACACAGCTTATAGGAACAACAACGCAAGATGACATGTTTATACGTTGGTCTGATCAAGAAAATGAAAATGATTGGACTCCTACATCAACTAACACATCCGGTTCACAAAGATTAACAGATGGTAGTAAATTAATTACCGCTAAAAGATCGCGTGGTGCTATACTTGTATGGACAGATACAGCTTTGTATCAAATGCAATTAGTAGGTGCACCGTTTACATTTGGTTTTTCCCAGTTAGGTTCAGCATGTGGTGCTATAGGATTGCATTCAGCAGTAGAACAAAATGGTAACTCATTTTGGATGGGTAAAGATTCTTTTTTCGTGTTCGATGGTTCGGTGAAAAAAATACCTTGCAGTGTAGAGGATTATGTATTTACAAACATAGACCAGGCATCACAAAAAGATACTTTTGCTTGTCTTAATAGTGAATTTAATGAAGTAACATGGTTTTATCCTTCTAATGGATCTTCGCAAATAGATAGATACGTAACTTACAATTATGAAGAACAATCTTGGTCCATAGGAGAACTAGCAAGATCATCATGGGTTGATAAAGGTGTATATGATTTTCCTTATGCATTAGACTTTGACCCTAACAGCTCAACAACACCAGTTAAACCTTTATCACCAGCAACAGAAATATCTGGTGTTACTAACGGACGTGCATTAATGTATGCACAAGAATTTGGAACCGATGCTAACGGCGTTGCTTTAGAATCAGAATTAAATTCAGGCGCTTTTGTTATTCCAGAAGCTGGAGAAAGATTAATGTCAATAAAAAGATTTATACCTGATTTTAAAAATATTGCAGGTAATGTAAATGTAGATTTAATTTTTAAATTATACCCTACATCAACTGCTACTACGACTACTCATACTATAACATCTACAACTACTAAAGTAGATACACGTGCACGTGGAAGACAAGCACAAGTTAGTATAAAAACTACTGAACTTGGTTCTAATTGGCGTTATGGTACGTATAGAGCTGATGTACAACAAGACGGAATGCGATAATGGCACAAATAATATTACCAAGAACGCCACAAGGACCACAAGAATATGACAAAGTGCAAATAGATAAACTAGTTGCTAACTTAGAACAATTAATTTTACTTCTTAATAGTACTTACACACCGGAAACGTTGCGTAATGATGATGAAGCGTTTGCGTGGTTTAATGGGTAACGTATACACAAATTATAAAGCAGACTTAGCTACAAATACAAATCCAGTAGTATTGTATACAGTGCCTGATAAAATACAGGCCGTGATTAAATCTATAAGAGTCAGTGATGACTCAGCTGCTGGTAGCACAATTACAGCAACTATCACAGATGCAGCAAGTGCAGTGTTTAGTTTAGGTAAAGATATAGTAGTAGGAGCCGCGGTTCCTGTAGAATTATTGACCCAACCCCTCATAGCCAAGCAAGGTGAGATAATAACAGTTACCCCAGGTAATGCAGATAGACTACATGTAGTGCTTTCGGTGCTTGAAATTAATAATAATACTTGATATAAGGAGTAAATATGCCTATAAAAGATGATAGTGTAGTAAAATGGACCACGGTAAACGGGGAACAAGTACCTGAAATTGTCGTGCCAGCCGAAGTAACTATTACTAATACGCAAACAGGAAAACAATATGGTTCAGATAAAGAAGCTGAAGATGATGTTAAAGATCCTGCAACTGATACAGAAGTACAGCACATTAGACGTGACGTTAAAGTTTCTGTAGCCATTCACAAAATAATTAAAAGTATAGCAGGAGATTTATAATGGTTGACGAAGCACAAAGACAGAGAACTAGATTTACAAACAGAGATAGAAGAGGCTCACAAGGAGCTTCTAAACGAGTAAGAGATTTTTTTAGAGGACGTCCTGCAATGGATGAAAGATTTGGTGGTAACATGGAAGCCAGCAACAATGCACGTGCTCGTGGAATCATGAATGAAGAGTTACTTGATCG